CCACCAAAGGCAGATTTACAAGGAAGACTTCTTCCCTTAGTTATTGTACAAGGCATATTTTTTTTGTTTTATAATAAAAAAGGGTGAGCAGACTAACCACCCACCCCTTTTATTGATTAATTATTAATTTTAAGCGTACTCAACTAAATCAGAAGCAATACCAAATTTAACGGCAGAAGTAAATCTCATTACCATTCTTACATTGTTCGATGCGTCAAGGTCTCCCATATCTAGAACTTTCACTTCTTGAGTGCTATTAAGAAGTCCAGTTCCGAAATACAAGTTGCTGCGCTGAGCTACATACATTTTGTTCGGAGACATTCCAGGGCATACAAATATTTTTACGCCGTTGACTGTAAGACTGCCGTTATTCCACCACTGAGTTCCCATATTCGAAACCCCGTTGGCACCTAATCCATTTGCTCCAAATCCTCCAAGAGCTTGTACGTATAATTTTGCTGCCTCTTGTCCTACATATAGGAATAAATCTTCTTTACCATATAAAGCGGCTGGAATTGCATCAACTACTTTAGACAATTCGTCAATAATGTTTAACGCGGTTAAACCACCACCTACTGCTGCAACTTGTTGAGCGGCTGGAATATCTCCGGCTGCTGCTGCTGCTGCAATTAGTTTTTCAAAACCATCAAAAGAGTTTACTGTTCCGGCTGCTTTATCGCCTCTCCAAATATTCTGCTCTGTATTTTGAGCGACTTCTGATGCAACGTGTGCAATCAAGAAATCAGAAAACTTTGGTGGTAATGTTTGACCAAGACCATAGCCCATAGATTGAGCTTCCCAATCGTTAACAAAATCATACTTACATAATTGTAGATTAATTTGTAACTCCTCGGGAGTCAATATTCTTTCAGTTAGTGTGATAGTTGATGTTGGGTCAAAATCACAAGTTGCTGGCTTTACCAGGGCATCGGTAGCTAATTTTTTGATAACTTCCTTAACTGCGATATTAGCCTTTACAGTTACTCCGCCATCATCAATAGTTGATGCTGAAAGTAGAGCAGCGGCGATATACTCACCAGCAAATTCTCCAGCATATGATGTAGTTATGTTAGTGGTTGTCGCTAAATTTACGTTTCTTTTTTTCATTTTATTTGTTTTATTTGTTCATTTTATTTAATACCTTTTCCAAAGTAGTTCCAAAGTTTCCTTTTGCAAATTGCACTTGTTTTTTTTGTGGCCCTTTTGCTTCCGGATTGTGTCTTATTGGTTTTCTTGTTGCAGACAATTTTTCCTTTTCTTCTTCTGCCTTGTCTTCATACTTTTTAATCTCTCCAAACTTCTTTTTAAGTTCTTCGATTTCAGATTTTACTTCCTCAATAACTGGGGCAATAACTTCTACAACCGCCTCAATAATTGCTTCAACTTCTGATGCAACCTCTGCCGGTACTTCTGTTTCTACAGTTTCGTCTTCTAAGTCTTCAGTTGTTTCCTCTTTGGCCGGAACCTCATCAGATACATCGCGAACATCGGCAATTAAACCCTCTGCCTCTACAACTAATAAACGGCCATCTTCTAGGATATATTCTCCTACTGGTAACGCTACTTTTTCATCATCGGTAACAATAAAAATTTCACTTCCTTTTTCGAAACTTTCAGCCGTTACCAGCGTTCCGTTTTCTAGCTTTTGTTCTTCAAGTTTTACCTCAATGTTTAAAAGCGTTCTTATTTGATTTAACATTTTTGTTTTTTCCATACTATATATATAACGATTATTAATTTAAAATTTGCGTTTTCAATCTGTTCTTGTTATTACACCTATCCCCTGGGCTTGCATAGAGCCATCACAACATTCGCTAGAATATGTCGCTGTGTCCCAACATAAACAACCCCGGCCACCACCACTAGGAGATGTCCTACTAGGTATAAAAGTTTTATTTTTGTTGTTTCTTTGCATTTATATTCTAAAATCTTGTTTAGATATTTGTATTACACTTTGCATATCTTCTATAATTCTCTCAAGTTGGTTTTCTTTTGGTGCAATAATGCTTCTATCAAGACCTAATTCTTCTATTTTTTCTATTACAATTTCTATTTCTTCAAAAGTATTTTCTACATCTCTTTCAAAATTTGTCACAATATTGCTTAAAATTGTTTCGGCTTCAACAATTTGGTTTTTTGCTATGAGATATTCATCTTCAAATTCTCCGTAATAACGTTCTAAAGCAACAAGTGAAGTATCAATATCATCAACTAAAGATAAATCAATTTTTTGCGTTTTAAGGTTTACTTTTTGGTTTGGTAGTTTGCTATAAACTTTTTTTAAATTTGTTTTCATATTTATTGTATTAAATTAAAATCTTAAACCTTTGCCTCTTGCTGTTTCTACTCTTGCTAAAAACTCTCTTTCCAATTCAAAAATCATATCAAAATATTTTCCAACTGTATCATCTGCAGCCCTATCTCCAGCTATTTCTTCAATTTGTTCACGAACATTAGTTAATTTTTCTGATGTTTCATCTCTTGCATCTTGATACTCTTGAACATTGTCAAACAATTCATTTTCCAAAACAATAAGTTCTTCGGTTAATGTAGTTGCTTTATCAATTTTTACATATACGTCATCAATAATATTTTTTTGCGCTTCCATTCCAGCATCAATATCTTGTATTTTATTTAAGTCAATTTTAGAAGATTTAAAATTTCTTTTTTTACCAGGCAGCTTAGAATATACCTTGTTTAAATTTGTTTTCATTATTTTATTATTTGTTTAATTTGGTTTAATAATTGTTCGGCCATTTGTTCCTCTATTGCCTCTTTTGGCGCTTCCATTTTATCCGCGAAATATCCCTCTATCGAAAAGCCTTTTACTTTTTTTGTTTTCACAAACTCGTTCCAAACCTTATCGTTTTGAACTTTGACAGAGCCCATCCACGTTCCTACTGGAACATCTAAGCCATAAACCGCGCTTTTATCTTTTGCCTTATCTTCTACCAACCAGCTTTCAACTAGCGTTAAACCATTTAAGGCCTTTGCGTGTTCTAAAGTTGAATTACTTTGATTGCCATTCTGTAAAAACATTTGTGATGCTTTCTCTATTGTTTCCTTTGAAAAGTATATATAATATTCTCCCTCACTACCATTTCTATAAATGGGCTTGTTTGGAATAAGTAAAGGCCCCATAAGTATTTTCTTTTCGCTGTTAACTTCTGCCAGCTTTACCTCCTGGTTTTTTAAAGCCACAAAGTCGCTTTCAATAGCTGGGTTTTCGACTATAGAAATTGCCTCTACTCCAGCATCAAAATCTTCTTCATCTAAAATAAGCTCTATTATTCTCATAAATATATAACGTTTTTAATTTTTAAATTTGCATTTATCCAATACTAGCTCCCTCAATAATGTTTCTATCAAGTTCCTGGGCCGTTGAAACATCATTAGATACGACGTATGCCCTTGATGGTCTTTGTGTTTGGCTACCTATTGCATCTGCTAATTGTGTTTCGCCACTTGCACCTACTATGTTAAACGCTGGCGGTTGTGGCGCCCCGGCTCCGGCGGCTGGATTGCTTCCCCCTCCGCTTGCATTTGCTGGAGTAGTTTTTAATATATCCTTTACAGACTTAAAACCAATACCGGCAATGGTTGCAATGTTTGCTATTTTTAAGCCAATTTCAAAAGGTGTAACGGTCTTTGTCGCTAATTCGGCAGTGATACCTTGATATGTATTAATTAATGCAGCAGCGGCAGCCGAGGCCTTACCAGCGGCGCTCTGTTCATCAAACAAAGAAGCCATATCGCCCAGAGTGCTTTTGGCCATATTTAACTGGGCTTTGTTTTTTATTGCATCATCTTTTTCTTCTTCGGCTTTATTTTCCTTTGTTACGTCTAAAATTTGGTTGTTATAGTATGCCGCTATTCTAGCTTTTTCTATCCAGGTTGCTTCTAGCAAATCTAATTCTGCCAGGGCCGCTGCTTTTTCTTTTTCAAGTTTTTCTATTTCTGTTAATTCTGTTGCATCATCAACAATTTTTTTAATTTTATCTAAACGTTCTT